CTTTAGCAATTGGACGTAAACCGAAAGCGGCATCTATATTAGCCATATCAGTCTCCTATTACTTTTTTAGAGACATGAACCTTACTCATTAAGATTTTTTGCCTCCAAAAGTTACTCTGCTTTGCCTTTCCTGATGGATTGGCATCGCTGGATGCTCTTCTTTGTGGAGATCATTTTCTATAGCATTTGTCTTTTCATTAGTAAGATTACGGAAATATTCATCCCGGTCTTCTTTAACTTCTTCAGGACAACGCATTAATAATAATCCGCCAATTCCTATCACACCTTTGTATTTGCCGTCAGCAATAGAAGGTAAATCCAATCTATCGGGATATTCATCTATTTTCACAAACTCATACCCACTTCGTAGTCTACCAATAATATTTTTTTCATCAGTCATACCACGATATTCAGCTCTTACCCACCGATGGTGAAAACCTTCTGGTGGTTCGGGTGCTTCAAGGTTCGAAGGAGGAACCCATCCCCTTTTTCGAACATCCTTTTCACGGGTTTCTAATTTGCGTGAGGTTTTTTTAATTGTTTCAGTCATTTACGCCTCCTTCACGTGTTTTGCGTACTCTTCAAGTGGCACACCAAGTTTTTTTGCAATAGCTATCTGCGAAGGTGTGAGTCTCACAGTTCTACGTCCAGATTTTGTCGATCTATTAGCAGAAGCAACCGTTTGGACGACTCGGCTACTCTTGTCTTTATTCCCCTCAAATTTATGAGGAAACTCTTTTTGAATTCGTTTGTCAAGTTCATTATAGTACTCATCACTCTTTCCGTCAAATCCTTCTTGATTAATTAATTCTTCATGAAAAGCCATTGCAGTAAAAGTCATACCTTTATCTTTTCCAAACCATTCATTTCTCTCTGCCCATGCAACAGCTTTTTGATCTGGTTCTGCTTGTCTTTGTTGTACTTGAGGTTGTGCTTGTGATTGAGGTTGTTGAACAGGTTGTGTTTTTTCATTAGTTCTTTGAGCCTCAGTCATTTTTGCTCGCTCTTCTTCTATTGTAAGTTTAGCAATAGCTTTTTGAGCTTCTACTTGTGCTTTTGCATCTCCACTTGTTATAGCTGATGCTAAAACAGCTTGTGCTTTATCTAATTCAGAACCAACTCTTTTTTTATATTCTTCCAAATACCCATCATCTACTTGTCTTACTTTTTTTGTTATGTTTTCATTTTCTTTTTTTAAGGTACCTGCATATTTTAAGGCTTCATCTTTTTGTCTTTCAGATTCTCTTAATTTGTAAGTAAGTTTATCTATTCTTTTTTGTACAGCAGCTGAGTATTCTTCTGCTTCTTCTTTGTTATCAGATTTTTTTTCTTCTACTTGTTCCTCTGCTTTTTCTTGAGTTTCAAGTACCTCATTTTTATTTTCTTCGTCTTTTACTTCTACATCTACTGATTCTCCAGAAGTGTCGATAGGAACCATTTTATCTTGGTCGGTAGTCGCTTGTGGTTGCATAGAGTTCTCCATGTTACATTATGTTGGCTGGCAATATATCTCTTGGATCATCAACGACTGCCAGAATTTCATCTTCGTTAATAATACGTAACTCTCCACCATCAATCTTAACTCTAGATCCTGCATAGCGAGTTATTATAACCCAATCACCCTCTTTACACCAAGGACCATCAGGATATCTCTCTTTATCTTTATAACATAAAGATCCAGTCTTTAAGACTTTACAAATATTTGTTGTTATTTGTGATTCTTCTACTGTTTCATCAGTAAGAATAACTCCACCTTTTGTTTTACCTTTTAATTTAAGAGGAAATAAAACTATTCTCCAACCAACAGGTTTTGGAATTTTTTCTAATTCTTTTTTTTCTTTTTGTTTTTCTGCACCATCCCAAACATGTTTTGGAACAATTAATTTAGGTTTAGTCGTCATCTTCTAGCTCCTGTTTTTTTAGCAGGTCCGTGAGTTCCTGTACTTCTTGTTTAAGTGCGTCAAGTTTCCCGGTCAGATATCTATAATCATCCCAACTTTTACACAAGCCACCTAATATAGCCTCTTCTACTTGTTTTTGTCTATCTAATAATTGTTTTTTATAATATGTAAAAAAATTTTCTATTCGCATGATTTCATTTGATCCGATAATTTTTTACAGCGATTTGGAGTTTGACGATTCCATTTTGAGTCTAACATCTCTAAACTTGCACCATTAAAATTTCGGTCTTGCAGGCATTTCCACATATTTTTAAACTTAGACACGCCTGTAGGCCCAAGTTGAAATACCATTTCGGTAATGGTATGTTGTGCGGCTGTAGGTAAATCAGAAACACCATGATCTTGCATAAGTTGTCTAGCTTTACCAAGTGCAGTATTTAAATCTTTATCAAATACTTCTTGTAGTTCTTCCTTTGAATATGTTTTACCATCTTCAAATTTATCTTCTTTTGTCAGTTTATGTCCCCAGCCTATCGTAGCAAAACCTTCAGTATCCATGTATATGTGATCCCGAAAACCTTCACTTAACTTTACTGAGTCTGATAATTCTTCGTAAGTCATTTCTTTTTTTCTACTCCTTTTATCTTTCCTTTGTTTCTTGAAGCATAAAAAACTTTTTTGGCATCTTTACCATAAGTTTTTTTCATAGATCTCATGATCTTATTACCTTTTTTTGTTAGAGGCATTATTTTTTATTTTTTACAATACCACCTTTTTTTAAGAAACCCATTTTGTTTCTTACTTTTGTAGGTAACTTCTTTAAACCTTTATTATTCTTTGGGACTTTTTTTAAATTTTTTTTCATTTAGCAATTCCTTTCGCCTTCTCAAAACTACGCATGCCTGCAACTCCGAGCATTGAAGTGACTATAGCCAGGAGAGGACCAGTTTCTATAGCAGGTGGGACAATATCCATACCTGAAAATTTTGCATACCATTCAATACATGGTGATAATATAAAAGCAAAAAATAAGGCAAGGGCTCCACACCAACCTATTGCAGGTCGCCAGCCAGCAACGAATACGCTGCGATGGCTGGCTTCCTTTGCATTAACATCTAATTGTTTTTCTGCAAGCTTTTGTTGTAAGCGTTGCATTAATATTTTTTTATCTAATTTCTCTTCTTCTGATGTATGAAGTTCATCGACAACTTTTGAAATGGTTGCTAAGGCTCCGCCTTTGCCTCCACCGAGTAAGCCACCGAGTAAATTAAGCACTATGCTGCTCCTCCTGTCATCCAACTAATAATCCAAAGAACTACGATAGCTACAATAGCAGCTTTTATCCAGTCCTTCATTTTCCAATCCGACCATTCTTTGATGTGGTCCCATAGATCTTTTAATAGGTTCATATAACCTCCTTTATTAACGCGAAATTATACTATTTTAAGCCTTTGAAAGCTACTTTTTTTATTTGAACCTTACTTCTTTGACCTTTTGGTCCAGCTCCTAAGTTTTGTGTAACTTTTGGACCTTCCATTGACGCACTATATACGTCTGCAATAGCTGTTTGATTAACATGAGGTCCTTTGTAAGGATTCATGTCAGTAGAAACAGTCATTTTTGCATTTGGATACAAAGAACCATTAATAAATTTAGGTTTTGGGTTGTTTAGTGCCATATTATCCTCTCTTTTTTGCCTTTTTTTTGGTTTTTTTCTTCTTAATGACTCCTTTAGCCATTAAAATATCTTTTTTGGTAACTTTTCCATCACCACTTAGGTCAGGAAACTTCTTTTTTTTCTTTACAGAGCCACCTTTAGCTTTTTTAGTAATAGAACTCCCTATAAAAGGAAAAATACTTAATACTTTTTCTTTAGTTTTGGGAATAACAGATACATTTTTAGAAAGTTTATTTTTTAAATCTACATAATTTTTTGCAGACTCACCAATTTGTTTTATATTTAAATCTTGGTCTTTAAACTTACCCATTACTTACCTCTCTTAGCCATTCCGTAACCACGTTTCGCGGCTCTTCCTGCAAATTTAGATTTTTTAGCTGTTTTTTTCTTAGCTGTTTTTTTCTTTCTAACCATGCCACCTTTTGCAATAGCTAAAATAGGATTACCTTCTTGGTCTTTTTTAACTCCTTGATGAGGTGAGCCTTCAATGTCTTTTGGAATTTGAGCGTCTTTTAAAATTTTTTCAATTTGTTTGTCTGTTAAACCTTGTTTTTTTAATTGTGATCTCTTAGCAGCTTGTTCTCTTGTCTTAATTCTAGGAAATTTTTTCATACCATAATTTGGTACTTGGTCATCTCCTTGTAGAAGTGATTGTGGTGTTTTTTCGTTCATATCAGTGTATCGTCGGTTTAATTAAAGTTATAAAATCAGCTGTATTATGATTCATTATGTTATCTGCTTCCAGAGGAACTAAATGATCATACAGAATCATTTGCGCTACGCCCACCATAGCACCTGCTAAAAGTACACTATCTTCACTACTTTTGGAAGAAGAATTTTGTAGTTCTAACAACATTGAAAAGAACTCTGATAATCGTGTTTCTGCTGGTGTTTTTGGATTAACCATCTTTTACCTTCTTTGCTTTAGATAGATTAACATTTGCACGTAATTGTGCAATATCTTCTTGAGAATCCATTCTATCTTGCGCTATTTTACTTTGTGACGCAATTCGCTCACGTTCTACAGCTAGACGTAGATCTGTCTCTTCATCTTTTCGTTGTAGATCCATTGCTTTTAATTGCAGTTCTTGTTCTTTTAATCTGATTAACGGATCGCTACCTTCAGTGTCAAACATCTCTTGTTCTTCTGTAATCATCTGCGTAGTCATTTCATTAATCTTCTCAGCAATAGCTGATTCTATTTCCAACTGCATCTGTTGTATTTGTTGCTGTATCATTTGCTGTTCTTCATCTGTTTGAACCATTTGTATTGCTTGTTGTAATTGTTGCATTGGTTCTGCAAACTCTGCTGATACAACTTCTCTTGCTTGTAAAGCTACGTGATCAGAAATATGTGATTGTAATATACCCATAACAATAGGATTATTTTTTACTAAGAATGACGACATAAAGGCACGGTGTGCATTGATATGTGCATCATGATTTTGTTGAGGAAAAGCTTTTAGCTGTTGCGATTTTAACGACTGAGCATTTTCGGTTCCTGGATCAGTTGGTGTTGGTTGAGGAGGAGGTGGTAAAATTGCAGCAATATCTGTTACACCAAGTGACATGTACATACGTCTGTATGCTTCATATAAGTTGTGTGCTTTAGGATTGCTTTGAGCTAACTGTAGTTGTGATTGTGCTAATGTAATTCTCTGTGACACAGAAAAAATATTAGGATCACTTACAGGTAGTATATCTATTCTACCATCAAAGTCTTGTTGCTTAACTTGCGGTTGACTGCCCTCTACTTCGTACGGATACATCGGAGGTAATGACTCAGCAAATATTTTAGCTAATAAATTAAATTCTATTTTTTGTGCATAGTGCATTCTTTTATGAATAGCACTCATGACTTTTGTACCACGTTCCATTAACGCCATAGTTGTTCCCACAGGATTATTACCACCCATGTTCTCACCTGTTGGCTGATCTGCTACTGTTGCAAATTTAGTTGCTGCCGCTACGGCAAATCCTAATAGTTGAAATAACGTTGCACTTGGTTCTTTATAAGGTAAAGGAATTAATCCTTCACGTAGGTTTCCTCCAGGTGCATCTACATCTCTAAACTCTCCTGGTTGTAAAGGTGTATCATCATCTTTTACTCGAAGACCTCTTGCTTTAAATCCTGCTGGTAAGTTTGATAAAGTACCTGCATCAATAAGTTGACGAAGAGCAGCAGTTGCTGTTCTTGTTAATCCACCAAGCATGTGTATTAAACCAAAACCATAAAATCCTAATCCTGGTAAAAATTTAAAGTGAACAAAGTATTGTTCCTTTTTCATAAACGGATCATTTTCTTTATAGTTTCTGTAGATAGCTAAAACTTTTCCTGAACCCTCATCTATTGTAATGATGTAAGGTTGTTTAATTCCATCTTCACTTTCAAAACCTGGTAAGTCTAGGTCAGCGTGTATTTCTAACAAAGTAAATTCGTTAGTATTATATCCAGTTTTTTTAACGCCTTGTATTTCTCTCTCTTTTGTTACAACAGAATCTTCTTCAGTGTAAGGCTCAATATCTATATCTCTATAAAACCCTTGAACTTGTAATTTTCTAATTTCATTTTTACTTCTTTTTAAAACATGTGTAACTCTTTCAGCAGACTGTAAGTCAGTAGCTGTGTAAGGAACTAATAGATCATCAGCAGGAACAAACTTAGAAACTGCTCTTCCGATAGTTGTATCAAAGTAAACTTTTTTAAATGACGAGCCTGCTAAAGGTAGATGAAATAACATCT